AACAGTTCACTTAAAGATACGCTAAAATATATAAAATCGCAGGTCATTAAAAAAGACGAAAAGGTGCCTCTTGTAGTTATTAAGGCCTTTGGTAAACAATACAAATATGTTACGGATGAAGATGCGCTCGAAACACATATTCCTAAAGTTGACTCAGTTAATGCATATAAATCTAGAACATCTAAACAAACTTGGCACATAGATTTGATTGCAGGATCTGAGAAACTCACTATGAACATGTCAGTTCGATCAAATAAATCTCAACCAAACAACAAACTGGCACAAGGATTTAACCTCGCTGTTAAATTTAATGGATTGGATTAAAATGAAAAAATTTACAGAATTTACAGAACTTCAAGAAACCCTCAACAACCCATATCCTGCCACCCTCGTGAAGGACGGGAGACAGGGATATCGTGCTTCAGTCAAACTCGATGATGGTGGTCAATTAAATGTAAACATCGAAGGTGACGAACATATCGATGACGATGATTACATAGATTGGGAGATTAGTTTCGAACGTAACGGTGAACAAAAAGTGACGGGTGAAGGTGATGCATTACGTATCATGGCGACTGTTATGAAAATGATCACTCAGTTCATTAAAATGGAAAATCCCAAGTACATGCACTTATCTGCTGCCAAGGACAAGAGTGTCAAGAAGACAGGACTGCAAGGTCGTGAGAGACTGTATGGTCGTCTTGTTAAAAAGGCAGTGGGTAACAAATACAGAGTACATTCCGACACCGATTCGTCCGGTACTATCTGGTACATTAAGAGGAAAGGAGCGCAAGGCGCATGGTAATGGAAAAGTTTGCAGAGTTTATCACCGAACAGAAGAACACTCATATGACGCACCTCGAGGATAAAGTCCTCTATGGTGGAGTTGACGGCACACGTCAGGCGATTAATGCCCTGCGTGGACTGCGTGATATGCTATCTGGCACATCAAAGGGTCGCATCTCTGTAAAGTGGGACGGCGCGCCTGCGATCTTCTGTGGTACTGATCCGTCAGACGGCGAGTTCTTCGTTGCTAAGAAAGGTATCTTCAACAAGAACCCAAAGGTCTACAAGACCGACGCGGACATCGACGCGGACACGTCAGGTGATCTAAACTCTAAGTTGAAAGACGCACTCAAGTATTTACCATCCCTAGGAATCAAGGGTGTCATACAAGGTGACTTTTTATTCGGCGACGGAGATGTCACTACTAAGACCATTGCCGGTCAGAAGTACAGCGTGTTTCACCCAAACACAATCGCATATGCGGTACCCTATGATCAAGCGAAAGAAGTACGTGCTGCTAAGATCGGTATCGTATGGCACACAACATACACTGGTACATCTTTTGAGAACATGAAAGCGGACTACGGTGTTGATGTCAGTAAGTTGCGACAGTCTCGCAACGTATGGTCACAAGATGCGATGCTGACCGACGTGACCAATGCGACAATGAGTGAACGTGAAACTAAAGATGTCAACGATATATTGTCACAGATTGGTACGCTCTTCAAACAGACTGCTTCATCTACTTTGAAAACTGTTGCAGAGAACCCTGATTTCGCTCAAGCGATCGAGACATATAATAACAAGTTTGTTCGCGCGGGAACACTGTTACCAGACTCTGCGAAGCACGTTAATGGACTGATAAGTAGTAGACAAGCTTACTACAAAAAAGAGATTGCAAGCAAGAAATCTCAACGTGGTAAAGACAATTGGACGGTAAAGATGAAAGATGAAATGTCATTCTTCTCTACTAAAAATCGTATTAACTTAGTGAAAATGTTTGAGTTGCAAAAATTGATTGTAGTTGCGAAATTAAAGCTTATAAATAGTTTAGACAAACTTAAATCGATTGATACTTTCGTGAAAACTTCTAATGGTTACAAAGTGACTGGTGAGGAAGGATACGTTGCAATTGATACGCTTGGTGGTGACGCGGTGAAATTGGTTGACCGTATGGAATTTTCATACAACAACTTTTCATCCGATATATTAAAGGGTTGGGATTCAGCCCGTAGATAACATGGAATAAACCAATAGAGGATTACTTAGATGGCACCAATGTCATTTAAACAATTTGTTAATGTCGATTACACTCAGACAGGTGATGGACAATTAGCATATAATGCAAAGAAAAGAAAAACGTCTATCGACACTTCGGAAGCATTAGACGCGTCTCAGCGACGTAAACTTGGTATGCGCATGAAGCGAAACAAAGCTCGTATTGCGATGGCAAGAAAACGTGCAGAGAAAAAGACTGCTAACATGGACACGTTGAAGAAACGTGCCCGTCGTCAAGCGCGAACTCAATTCTTAAAGAAGATTACTAAGGGAGTTCCCAAGGGTGATCTTACTATATCTCGTAAAAAAGAAATAGAAAAAAGATTAGATAAACCCGCAGTAAAGACTCGTATTGATAGAGCTGCTCGTAAACTAATCAAGACGGTGCGTAAGCAAGAGATGGATCGCAAACGTGCCAAGCGACAAGGTGGTGCACAGAAGTGATTAAGAACTTCTCACAATACCTAGTCGAAGAAGAACGCGAAGTATATTTTACATTCGGTCGTATGAACCCACCTACAGTCGGACACGGCAAAGTGATGGACACTTTGGCGGTAAAGTCTGGTAAGTCTGACTATAAGATCTTCATGTCGCAGTCTTCGGACGCCAAGAAGAATCCACTCACATACGAACAGAAAGTAAAACACACTCGTAAGATGTTTACAAAACATGCGCGAAATGTCATGGTTGATAAGTCGGTAAAGACCGCTATCAACGCAATGGTCACACTGTACAACCAAGGTTACAAGTCAGTCACAATGGTTGTCGGTGCAGACCGTATTACAGAATTCGAAGTCCTGTTGAACAAGTACAACGGACAGAAAGCAAGACATGGTTTTTACAATTTTAAAAACATCAAAGTAGTATCTGCAGGAAAGAGAGATCCAGATTCTGCTGGAGTAGAGGGCATGTCTGCCTCTAAACAAAGAGAGAACGCGTCAAAGAATGACTTCGTTGCATTCTCTCAGGGCGTTCCTAAGTCTATGTCAAACCCAGACACACGTAAGTTATTCAACGACGTGCGTACAGGTATGGGACTCAAGGAAGCCAGCGAATTCCGTAATCACCTAGAACTAGAAACAGTATCAGAAACTCGTGAACAATATGTTTCGGGTGAACTGTTTGGAGTTGGTGATACAGTAGTAATCAAAGAAAGTGATGAGATTGCTACTGTATCCATTCTAGGGGCAAACTATGTCATCGTTGAAACTAACGATGGTAAGAAAATGCGAAAGTGGTTAGATGCTGTCGACCTTGTTGAGAAACAAGATCCAGACATCAAAGACCGCGAAGGTACACAACCTGCTCGATACCACGCCGGACTGAAAAAGTCCACCAAAGCAAAGCGCGATGCGCACTTCAAGAAGCACGGTAAGAAAGACGATGACGATTCGTCTGCCTATAAACCTGCGCCTGGCGATAAGACTGCAAAGACCAAACCATCTAAGTGGACTAAGTCGTTCAAAGACATGTACGACGAAGATTGTTGGGACGGTTATAAGCAAGTCGGTATGAAGAAGAAGGGTAACAAGATGGTACCGGACTGTGTTCCAGAAGAACACGGCGCGGGTGATGAAGGGACTGATAAGTTACGTAAGAAGTACTTCAAAGACACTCCAGGACAAGAAGATATCTTCGAGAACTGGGTGACCGATTTGATGAACCGTGTCGGTTCAAAAACTATAAATAAGGACAAGTATAAGAAAGTAGCGCAACACATCAAACGTGAGATGGGTAAAGGTAAATATAAGTCTCCTGAGTTTGCCGCTGCTGATACTATTCGCAAGTTCAGTCTAGATATTGACGCAAAAGTGCTTGCCGGAATGATAAGGAAATTGGCATGATATCTTTTAAGAACTATCTTGAAGAAAAGCGATATTCAGTATACGACAGTATCGATTTGGGCGAAGGTCCTGACGGTATTGCAGCGAAGTCAAAGAAGTCTGGTATATCATCGGACACTTTGCGTAAAGTATATAATAGAGGTGTTGCGGCATGGAAAACGGGTCACCGTCCAGGCACCACACCACAACAATGGGGAATGGCAAGGGTTAACGCTTTCATCGTCAAGAAGAAGAAAGGCGGCCTCAACCATGACAAAGACTTAGCATAAAACT